GCCAAGCTGATAGATACCTTTGATATTATGGTCTTGCATATACGGGAATAAAAATTCTTCATAGAACCTCTCATAGTATTTGTGGAACTTTAATGAGTCGCCTCTAACACCAAAGTGGGTATCACCTAAAATGACTATCTTACTCATCTGGGTTCTCAATAAATGTATCTAGTGTTATAGTATCCGGATCAACTTTCTTTTTCTTCTTCTTATTCTTTTGGCGCTCTTCAAATCCTTCATCGAATGTACCATGTTGTTGCATGAATCCAATGTATCCGTTATGGAAATCGTCGCCATCGTCATGACCTTGTGTCTCAAAAGATTCTATCGTAGTGTCTCTGATTAGTTTACCACGGATGTATGATTGTTTCTTTTCTTTTTCTATGCGTCTAAGGAATGCATAATAGATGATCTGTGTAAAATATGAGAATGGATTTGATGATTTTGCTGGATCAAAGTTATCAAAGTACATGATACAGTTCTCGATGCCGTCGAGGATCATGTCATCTTTGTATGAATAGTTGATAAAGTTTGGGCGATTAGCTAACTTAGTGGCAATCTTAAGGATACATTCACCAAGATAATTTGATAACTGCGGTTTAGGATCTCCGCAAGCTTCAGCTTCTGCACACTGTTTCTTATACTTCTTAACTGCTTCTAAGAAGTCAGGATTGTTAACGTAGTGGACTGGTTTTTTTACAGCCATGTAATTCACCTTTATTTAATAATTAAGACCATTGTACTACATAACACTTATAAAGTAAAATTATTTTATGCTGAGAATGACGAACCACATCCACATTTAGATGTTGCGTTTGGGTTTTTTATTGTAAATTGGGATGCTGCTAAAGTTGTTTCATATGCTATTTCGGATCCTGCTAAATACTGCATACTCATAGCATCTACTAATAGTTTAACATCATGTTGTTCTATAACAAAGTCATCTTCATTTTGGTTATCATCAAATGTGAATCCATATTGAAATCCAGAACAGCCTCCTCCAGATACGAATATACGTAACATAAGGTTTGGAACATCCTCTTCTTTTAATAGAGATTTGATCTTATCAGCAGCAGTTTCGTTTACTATTAATTGATCCATAAAATAATTGTACTTTAATTGTACTCCATGTTACTATGACTGTATGGGGTTTTTCAAATAGTTAATGTAATGTTTTATTACCATCGATGTTTAAAGAGAATGTTTCAGGATACTCTTCATCTTCACTTAATTGATCTCTAAACATGTTCTTAAGTTTGTTTGTTAACTCTTGTACTTCATTCGGGTTATAAGGTTGTGGGTCTGGGGCGCTAGCTCCAATGAAATCATCTACAGATCTATGATACTCTTCTATGTAACGAGGATCCATTTCTTTTAATACTATGATATGTTGTTTGTTAAAAGTAAACTCATCATCAGCACAGAAATGACTATAAGTGCCTAAGACGATAGATTCTACAGGCATATCACCTAATAATCGATTTACCTTTTTTACCATCATAGGAAATTGTATCTTAATATCATAGTCATCTTCTTTGACAAGAGTACCTATTAACTCTTCACCAGAGATTAACTTTATTACTACGTAACGATCTAAGTCAGCTGTCATAGTTGTACCTCGTGGACTTTATAGTCAAACTTCTCTTCCGAGTATATCTTAATGCGTTCAACAAAATGATTTAATGTATGGTTCTTTCTCGATTTATATTGAATATCATCTGCGATGTCATATAGGTTAAGATGAGTCTTACCATCTTTAAGTCTTAGACCACGACCAATAGATTGAAGGTTTCTGATCTTAGACTTAGTAGGAGAAGCAAATACAATGTTCTGTATACTAGGTATATTTATACCAGTTGAGAACGTAGCATATGAGGCAACTATGATTGTATTCGTATTTAGTTCAGTGTTTTTACGGATGTCTTCGCGATCAAGAGTTTCTACTCCACCATGTACGATATATACGTTCTTATCAGGAGCCTTAGCCTTGATATCTTCATATAGAGGTACACCATGTTTCTCTACAAATTGGAATAACACTAGTGTATTACCTTTACATGATAAGGCAAGGTTACGTATAAATTTATTTCGCGCTTCGTTTAATACAAGAAACTCCATCTCTTCCTGATAAGTTTGCTCTTTACAAGCTTTACGTATCTCATCTTTATACTTTAACAATACACAATTAATATCGATGTTTACTACCTTACCATCATCCATCAATTCGCGAGTAGTCGTTACTCTATGGACTGGCCCGAATAAACCTTCTAACGTAAGTTGATTGATCTTCTTATTATCTATGGTGCCTGTCGTACCTATACGGTACCTAACATGTTGCATACGTTCCATGATGGTGATAAGAGATGTAGCTTTAAATTGATGAGCTTCGTCGCCCACTATGACGTCAAAATTTTCAAACCACTGTTTAGGTTGAGTATAGATGGATTGCCATGTAGTAATCAAAACGTTCTTAGTAAATTCTCTTGTAAATCCTGAATATAGTTTCTGGCAATTGGCGCCTACTGACCATTCATTATGTGATGAATAGTCTTCAAAGTCTGAATACATCTGCTCAACTAATGATGTGGTAGGTACTACGATGATAGTTTTACGATCTTCTTCAAGATGCCATCTCATCAAACAATATATCATGAATGATTTACCTGATGCAGTAGGCGATAGTAATACTGTTCGATTTAAATTAAGTGCAGTCTTAACGGCTTCGATCTGATACTCGCGTGGTTCGATTGGTTCTCCACGTCCGTATAGATCTAAATCATATATGTATTTTGATACTTGGTCTGTAGTGTAGTTCTGTAGATCGAGGGGTTTTGGATAATCGTCTGTTGGATTAAATGTTAACTCATAGTTATTACGTTGAGCAAACTCTAAGACATATTGATATAGACCAGCGTATAGCGTCTTCTTGATTAATGAATATAAGCGAACCTTGCCATCCCATAGTCTAGCTTTAAACTTAGGAGTGAATCGTGCTCCTGGAACTTCATACGTAAAGAAGTTTTCAAGTTCTTGTTCGCAACCAGCATCACCGTATACACGAATGTTTACTTCATTAAGTTTTTCTATGGTTAACTTCATTACATTCCAGCTAGGAACTTCTTCCATTCAATGCCGTTTTTAAGTTGCCAATCTCTTGCTTTGATTTGACCTAAGATACCTTCGAGCAGATAGCCCATAGTTTCAAGGTATTCGATCCTAGTGTTTAATGTTATTAAGTCTTGATCGCCTTGAAGGAACTCATCCATCTCATTCTTAAGTGGCTTGATTAGCTGATATTGCTGCCAACCTAATTCAGCTAACTCTTCTCTTGATAGTTCTCCGCGATAATACCTAAACTTATTCTTACGTAGGATATTATAGTCTCCTCTAGCCTTTGTAAGCTTGAGCTTGACTCCTACCATAAGTTTGATATACTTGGAATGGACCTTGGCAGTTTCAGTCGAGGCTTCACCCAAATGGTTATCATCGATGACACTGTCTTGCTCCCACATCTGCTGTATCTCTTCAATATTCATAATATACCCACACCATTTAAAATTACATTATAACACAATAACTAATTAAAGTACATGCTTTAGTTTGCTGCTCCCACCGCGCTTGAAGTAGCATTAGGATCTACAAAGTCATAGTATGTATACCTAAATGTAGCCGTTCCAATAAGATAATTTACATCAGTAGCATTAGCTGTAAATGGAAGTGATGATAATGAGACTGGATGTAAGTCTCTAAATGCAACAGTCTGTGTAGCAGTATTCTGACTACCTAAGATTTCCAGTACTCCGTCTGAATAATCTCCAATCATACCTCCAAATTTTTGACCTCCAGCTGATAAGTCTTTAGCGGCAAGAGCTTGGTACTGTAAATAATTTTCTGGAAAACCTAAGCCAATTATCCAATCATATATGCCTTTATAGTTTGCAAGATTTTCATCAACCAAGAATTGCACAATTAAGTCACCATAGTGAAGCATATCTCCTGGCACACCAATAGTTGAGAATGAGGTCGGCATTTCCATGGATGGCAATTCAATCTCAGGCAAGTTTGCTTCTTGACAGAAGTATACCAAATCTGGTAACTTAGAGATTGATAACCTAAACCCGGTAGGGGATAATGGATTTATATTCGAAGGAATTGGACAGTTTGGATTAGCCATTATTGAGTGCCTTTCTTATAGCATGACGACGAGCTTGCGCCTCAGCTATTTTACGTTTAGTTTCATCTGATCTGGGTTTACCCTTAAGCCAAGTATTTTTACCTTTAGCAGATTCTGATTGTTTCTTTTTAGTTTCTTCTGTATGGTTTTTACCATACATAGCAGTTCCTTCTCCAGTAACACCTTTCCAATGACTAACAATTCCTTTTCTACTTTCACTTACTTTATTTTTAAAGTCTTCAGTGGCAGGTATACCTTTATTCCAAGAGGGTTTACCT